TATGATATCTGCGGCGTTCAGCCAATGACAGGCCCAACAGGCTTGATCTTTGCAATGCGCAGCAAGTATAGCTCACAAGCTAACTCAGCAACAGAAGCATTCTACAATGAAGCAAACACAGCCTTCGCATCAGTAGCCTTAGGTAACTCATCTGTTAACCTACCAGGTGACCGCCATGTCGGTACAACACCAGGTACAGCTAACAACGCTGAGTCAAACACCTATAACTACGTTGAAGGTATGACAACAGCAACTGCTGAATCCAACAATACATTTGCCAACATGGCCTTCTCAATTGAAAAAGTTTCAGTTGAAGCAAAGAGCCGCGCATTGAAGGCAGAGTACACAATGGAATTGGCACAAGACTTGAAGGCAATTCATGGTCTAGATGCTGAAGCCGAGTTGTCAAACATTCTGCAATCAGAAATCCTTGTTGAAATCAACCGTGAAGTTATCCGCACAATTAACGTAACAGCTAAGCGCGGTGCTAACAACACAACATCAGCCGGTACATTCGACCTAGACGTCGACGCAAACGGCCGTTGGTCAGTTGAGAAGTTCAAGGGTCTAATGTTCCAAGTAGAGCGTGAAGCTAACCAAATCGCAAAAGACACACGTCGCGGTAAGGGTAACATCATCCTTTGCTCTTCAGATGTTGCATCTGCATTGCAAATGGCTGGTGTTCTAGATTACGCTCCTGCTCTAAACAGCAACGCTCTAAACGTTGACGACACAGGCAATACATTTGCTGGTGTTCTAAACGGTCGTATCAAGGTCTACATTGACCCATACGTAACAGGCAACTATTTGACAGTTGGCTATAAGGGCGCAAGCGCATTCGATGCTGGTATCTTCTACTGCCCATACGTTCCTCTACAAATGGTTCGTGCAGTCGGTGAAGACAACTTCCAGCCAAAGATTGGCTTCAAGACACGCTACGGCATGGTAGCAAATCCATTCGCAGAAGGTGCTGCATATGGTGCTGGTGCTATGACAAAGGACGCAAACGTATACTACAGACGCGTCGTAGTCAGCAACATCCTATAATCCGAAAGGATATAATAGAAAGAGAGGGCCGCGAAAGCGGCCCTTTTTTTTGGCTAATAAATAATAATATGGCTGCCAGTGAGGTGTGTGATGTTAGAAAATGCAAGATACTTAACTAGATATACAAACGGCAAGAGAACCGCCGAGCTGTTTGAGTTAGACGATAAATCAGGCTACATCGTTAGAATGATTGAAAGTAAGGTAATCAAGGAAGATAGAGTTATTCAAGGTAAGTCGGTGCAATATGTCGTCGATACATGTGAAAATTGGTGTGAAGGAATAATTGATCCGTGGATTTAAATACATCAAAATTTCCAATTGTAACAGATGATCAAGGTTTCAAATACCATCCATTACTTAAATGGCTGGTTCGCATTGACCTTGATCTAACTGGTCTGTGCAATAGACAGTGTAGCTTTTGCCCCAGAGCTCTTGACGCCAATCCCGTCTACCCAAATGTTAACAAACATATGTCACTTGATACCCTTCAAATTGTTATTGATGAAATGAAGTCAATAAAATTTAGAGGGTATTGGGAACTTGCAGGCAGAGGAGAAAGCACACTACATAAGAACTTTGACACAATTGTAGAGATGCTGTCAACAAAAGATAGAACATGGAAGCTAAGACTAACTACTAATGGTTATGAAATAGACGAGTGGTGGCCAACACTATCAGAAAAGTTTGATGGACTTATTCTTAATAGCTATGAATCTTATGATCAGTTTGTTGAAAGAAAAGCTAAGTATGAAAAATTACCAAATGGCGAATTGGTAGAGCATCATTACAAGCAAGATGGATTCACTATAGAACAAATAAACAAGATGCCACGACACCTCGAGAATGATGGTAAGTGGTATAACTATGCATTCAACAACAGAGCAGGATATTTTAGTGATGAAGTAGTTAAGTCAAGATGTTGGCATCCCATGAGGCAGATCTTTATTGACTATGACGGTAATTATCAGATGTGCTGTAATGATTGGCTAAGTCAAATTAAAATTGGTAATGTGCATGAAAGATCACTAATTGATATGTACATTAATGACGAAAAGATTAATAGAATAAGGTGGTTGTTGCTGACAGAAGGCAACAGATCCAAAATTTTACCATGCTCTAAGTGCGATGACATCCAAGGAACGCTTAAAAATTCTAGAAACACAATGGATGCATTTGTTAAGTCCCCAGCATATAGACACCACATTGTTCCGCTTTCAGCATGTGGTAAAAAGTTTGATGATGGTATTTTGGAGGGTAAATGAACATCATAGCTGATGGGGTATACAAACAACTAGCTGTATTTAAGCATCCCTGGGAGTTTTGGGTCATTGATGACTTTCTTGAAGAAGAAACCTTCAATACTCTTCTTGAGCTTAAAGATGTTAATGGATTATATTCTCCAGTTGATGCATCAAACGGTATCATTGCTTGCTCGCTAAATTCTGAAAATGCTATTGCAAGAAAATACACTATGAAAATAAGTAATCCAAATATAATTTATAGTGTTGAGCAGTCATTGATAAAAATTCAAAATGGTATTGAAAAGGAGTATACTGCTTCCAATCTCAAAGGGCTATTTGTGGCCAATGAATTAGTTAAATGTGAACCAGGATATTGTTACCATAGACATATTGATCACTCCAGCAAGATATTTTCAATCATTGTCTCACTGAGTCCAACTGAAGGAGATGGCACAACACTTCTGGATCAATCCAATAAGCAGTATAAAGTTTTTTGGCGACCAAATAGAGCTACAATTTTTATCAACGGCAAAAGCTTATTTCACCTGTATAAAAACTCACTTAGTGTAAATAGATATACGTTCAATATTTTTTTAACAGCAGAGAAGTCGGCTTTTCGTACAGACAAATTAGCTGCAAAAACAAATAAGGGTTAGTATATGGCTATTCAAAAAAGTTTTTTATCACCATTAGGTTATCAATTGTCAATTAATAAGATACCTAATACAATTCTCAATGCAATATCTGTAACAGTGCCTGGCGTTAATGTTGAAGATACGGAAGTGCAGACGCCATTCAAAATAGTTAGATATCCTGATAAACTTGTTTTTAATGACTTTGTTGTTAGGTTTAAAGTAGATGAAAACATGACAAATTATATAGAAATATATAATTGGATGAATCAAATTGGTCGACCAGAAGAATTTGCACCACAAAATCTTAATGCTTTGTTTCCTAATGATATCTATAGCAATTATGTATCAGACGGAACACTAACAATTTTAGATTCAGTAATGAAACCAAATATTGAAATTAGATTCAAGGACCTATTTCCTGTTTTACTAAGTGATTTAGAATTCACATCTCAGGAAACCAACGTAACCTATATTGACGCTACAGTTACCTTTAGACTATTATCGTTTACTGTTCACGTACTTTAGTGTATAATATACCTACCTTGTAGGGTAGGAACTTTATAATGAAACTTGAAGAAATATTTGGTGAATGGGAAAAGGATAGCAGAATTGACCGAACAGAGCTCGGCGACGTTGCGTTGAACATTCCTAAGTTACACCACAAGTACTTTAAAATATTTTCTCACGAACGTCTACTGCTTCGGAAGCTTGAACAAGATATGAAGAAGCTAAAGAAGCTGAAGTGGGAGTATTATACAGGCGTCCTCGATCAAGAAACACTCGAAGAGATGAAGTGGGAACCGTTCCTACAAAAAATCTTGAAACAAGACGTGCCTACATATATTGACAGTGACTCAGATATCATTACGCTGAATCTTAGAATTGCCGTCCAACAAGAAAAGATCGATACGCTTGAATCGATCATTAAATCAATTATGAATTTAGGCTTCCAGGTCAAGAGTGCAATTGACTGGGAGAAGTTTAAAACTGGTCAATGACAGAAACTCTAGTCGTCTCAAAATTTAATGATGTGTATATAACGGTTGATTGTGACGCTAGTGTTGCAATGGAGCTAAGGGATTACTTTACTTTCAAGGTTCCTGGTTATCGCTTCATGCCTGCCTACCGTAATAAGGTTTGGTCTGGTGATATTCATTTGTTCAATCCAATGAGTAAGAGAATATACTTTGGGTTGATTCCATACATCAATAAGTTTTGTGAAACTCGGGGTTACCAGGTAGTCTTTGATAAGAACGTAGATGGCTTTGCTGATATTAACGAACAGAGTGTGGTTGAGTTCATTCAGAATCTCAACTTGCCATTCAAGCCAAGAGGCTATCAGCTTGAAGCTTTCCTTCATGCTATCAGAACAAAAAGATCACTACTTGTATCTCCTACCGCTTCTGGTAAGTCACTAATCATATACTTAATAACTAAGTGGTTCCTGGAACATTTCAAAGTATTAATCATTGTACCAACGGTATCACTCGTTGAGCAGATGAAGGGCGACTTTGTATCCTACGGTGGTGATGAAAATGAAATTCACACCATCATGTCTGGTAGAGAGAAGCATTCGGATAGACCAATTGTTATATCTACATGGCAGTCAATCTATAAGATGCCAAGACAGTGGTATGAGCAGTTTGATGTAATCATTGGTGATGAGGCCCACCAGTACAAAGCTAAATCACTAACATCTATCTTAGAGAAGATGACAAAGTGCTCTATTAGATTGGGATTCACTGGCACTCTTGATGGTACACAAACCCACAAGCTGGTGCTTGAAGGGTTGTTTGGTACAATCAAGAAGGTAACAACTACAGCTGAGCTTATTGAACAGAAGCATCTTGCTGACTTTAAGATTCAAGCAATTGTTCTAAAGCACACAGATGCCGATAAGAAAGAATATAGTAGGTGTGAGTACCATGATGAGATTGACTTCTTGGTTCGCAGTGAAGCAAGGAACAATTTTATTTCTCAGTTGTCGTTACATCTAAAGGGTAACACATTAATCCTTTATCAGTTTGTTGAGAAGCACGGTAAGCCTTTACATAAGATGCTTATAGATCAAAACAAAGAGGATAGACATATCTTTTTTGTATCTGGTGAAGTGGAAGTAGAAGATAGAGAGCTTGTTAGAAAAATTACTGAGCAAGAAGACAATGCTATCATTGTTGCTTCATATGGCACGTTCTCAACTGGTATAAATATTAGAAACCTACACAATGTTGTGTTTGCTTCACCAACGAAGTCGAGAATCAGATCTCTACAGTCGATAGGTAGAGCCCTAAGAAGAGGGGATAATAAGCAGCAAGCAACATTGTATGATATAGCTGATGACCTCTCTTGGAAGAAGTCTAAGAACCATACCCTAAAACATTTTATTGAGCGAGTAGGAATTTATACCAGTGAAAAGTTCGAATACAAAATCACAAGTTATCAGTTGAGGTAAGTTATGGCAGCATTTATTCTTGTCAAACTGAGCGATGATGACTCGTTTGTTATTGGTGAACTTCACAACGAGACAGAAGATGATGTTGTAATGAAATATCCAGTGGTTGTTAGGTTAAAGACAACTATCAATCAGACAACTAACGTATCAACATCTAAACTGATGCCGTTTTCTGAAAATAATATTGTTGCTCTAAAGAAAAATTCAATTATTGCATTCTCTAAGCCCAATGAACGAATCATTAAGTATTATTTGAGGTTTATGGATAACTTCCAAAAAATACTGGATGAAGATCTTGAGAATGATATCTGTGGATTACAGGATGGTTATAGTGATCCTTTAGATTATGATGACGATGAAGAGATTGATTCAATCGTTACACAAGTAGGGCCCACACCTATTTTGCATTAATAATATATCTGACCCCAACAAAGGGGATTATACTAAAGTGAAAGTAGAAAGTCAACAGGTTGAACTAACTATCTGAATAGTATACAATAGTCAAATGTTTAAAAGGATTTGTAATGACCGAAGTTAAAGATAAAGCAAACCACTACGTTAGCAATGAAGAATTTTATAAGGCTATAGTAGAGTTTAAAAAGAAAGTTAATGCTGCTGAGGCTGAGGGTCTCCCTAGACCTGTAATTCCTCACTACATTGGGGATTGTCTTATTAAGATTGCTAACAAACTATCTTATAGTCCTAATTTCATCAATTACACATTTCGTGACGAGATGATTGCTGATGGCTTAGAGAACTGCATTAACTATTTCCACAACTTCGACCCTGACAAATCCACAAATCCATTCTCATATTTTACTCAAATCATTTACTTTGCCTTCCTTCGTCGTATTCAAAAGGAAAAGAAGTACATGTATGTTAAGCACAAGGCTACTCAACAGAAGATGATTAGCCATGAGTTAATGAATCTTCAAGAGTTAGATGAATTGGGTGAATTTGATATTGTAATTACAGACTATACATCAAATGATTATATGGATGATTTCATTGAGCAATTTGAAGCATCCGCATTGAAGAAGAAGATTGAAAGGCAAGCAAAGAAAGGCCTAGAGAAGTTAATTAAGGAAGACTAAATTATGAAGATCGCTTTGATCACTGACACGCACTTTGGTGGGCGTGGCGATAGTCCTATATTTTCAGACTTCATTGGAAGATTCTACAGTGAAGTCTTCTTTCCATATCTTAAAGCAAATGATATCGATACAATCATCCACCTTGGCGATATTGTAGACCGTAGAAAATATATCAGTTACTTGTCTCTAAGAAAGTTCAGAGATCAATTCATCAACCGTGTCATTGATGCTAATTTTAACTTACATGTTATTATTGGTAACCATGACACATTCTATAAGAATACAAACGAAGTCAATTGTATGACAGAGTTGTTTGGTACCAACAAGCCAGACAATATTCATTGGTACACAGAAGCCACAAATATTAAGTTTGGTAGTACAGATGTTCTTTTTGTTCCTTGGATGTGTAGTGACAACTTTGAACCTACTATCGAAAAGATTGCTGACACTGATGCACAGGTATGCTTTGGCCATCTTGAGCTTGCAGGCTTTGAGATGCAGAAGGGTACGGTTATCGATCATGGCTATGATGCTAAGATCTTTAAGAAGTTTGACATTGTTCTATCTGGACACTATCATCACAGATCAACAAAGGGTAATGTAACATATCTTGGTTGCCCATATGAGATTGTGTGGTCTGATTATGATGACCCTAAAGGCTTCCATGTCTTTGATACAGAGACGAGAGAGATTGAATTTGTTAAGCATGACTTGACACTATTTGAAAAGTACCACTATGATGACCTTGATAAGGAACGTGATGATGTAGTCCTTGATGACTACTCATTCCTTGGCGGAAAGTTTGTAAAGGTTATCGTCAAAAATAAAACAAACCCATATTGGTTCGATAGTGTTATCGATAGAATTGAGAGGGCTGCGGTCGCAGACCTGCAGGTGGTGGAAGACCACCTGCATCTTGACTTAGAAGAAGATTCAAGTATAATATCCGACGCTGAGGATACTCTAACGATCATTAGAAAGTTCTCAGACCAATACATTAGTAATAAAGACAATGTTCCTAAGCTGAACAAACTTCTTGGTGATTTGTATATTGAAGCAATGGAAATACAGACTAAGCAATGATAGATGTTGTTTGTGTTAAACATGGCAACTTGTATGATTGGAGTTGGGTAGATAAGTTGTATAGGGGTGCGTTAAGATCCTTCACATCTCAAGTTAACTTTCATGTGTTTACAGATACTTTTAATCAACATGCAAGTTACAATCAAATACAACTACCGCACTTCGAGGATCTGAGTGGTAGGAATAAGTCGAATGCTGCATGGTGGTATAAGATGTGTTTATTCTCAGACATCAATCCTATACGTAACCAACAAATCTACTTTGATCTAGATGTTGTTTTAGTTGGTAGCTGTGATTTTTTACTTGACGTTCCAAATAATAAGTTAGGAATGTGTGAAGAGTGGAATGAGTTGTTAAGAGGGAAGCAGATCGTCAATACAAAATATAATTCTAGCGTGATGGTTTTTAACCCCACCTACTATAAGTATTTGTGGAATCAGTACATTTCTGATCGTAAGGGCATCCAGCAAAAATATTTTGGTGACCAAAGTTTTATAACACACAGAGTGCCTGCTAGATCAATGTATAAACTTGACAGTATAAGTAAAATTTTATCATGGAAGTACCAAGTGTACAATGGTGGTGTAAAGCAACTACCGCCATATAATAATTTTCCTAAAAACATTAAACAGTTTAATACACCTGGAATTAGTAAACTGCCAGCCGATGCGAGAGTAGTTACATTTGGTGGTGATGATATGTGGAAACCTAGTTCTGCTATGGATATAGATTTTGTGAAGGAGTTTTGGTTGTGATTCTATTTAAGAAAGTGCGGTGGAAAAACTTTCTCTCTACTGGTAATAACTTTACTGAGATTGATCTAACCAAGCATAAGTCAACTCTGATTGTAGGTACGAATGGTTCAGGTAAGTCAACCATTCTCGATGCTATTTCTTTTGCTCTCTACAATAAGCCATTCAGAAAGATTAATAAGCCTCAGCTTGTTAACTCTATCAATAGTAAAGATCTTTGTGTTGAACTTGAGTTTGTAGTTGGTAATACTAACTATAAGATTGTTAGAGGTATTAAACCCACCAAGTTTGAGATCTATAAGAATGATGTGCTGCTTAACCAAGATGCTGATAGTAAAGACTATCAAGAGGTAGTTGAGAAGCAGATCGTTAAGATGAACCATAGAACATTCTCTCAAGTAGTTGTTCTTGGTTCATCAACCTATGTACCATTCATGCAACTTCCTGCTGCTCAGCGAAGAGAAGTTATTGAAGATCTTCTTGACATTCAAGTATTCACTACAATGAATACATTGTTAAAGAGCAAAGTATCAACAAACCAAGATGATTTGAAGCAAGCAAAGTATGACAGTGATCTTATTGACGAGAAGATCAATATTCAAAATAGCTATATCAGCTCATTAAAGAAAGATGTTCAAAATAAGGTTGATGAGAATGTAGAGAAGATCCAGCAGACTCAAGATGAGATTAATGTATGTAATGTTGATGTTGCAACAAAGAGCAACACTATTGCAGAGAAGATGAAGGACACAGCTAACCTTGAGAAGCTCCAGAAGAGAATGGAGAAGTCTGTCATCCTAAAAGAAAAGACTATTGATAAGCTATCCAAGTTGAATAAGGAGATTAAGTTCTTCCATGACAACGATGATTGTCCAACTTGTAAGCAAGGTATTCCCCATGAATTTAAATCTGAAGCTATTACAACTAAGCAGACACAAGTAATTGAGATCCAAGAAAACCTTACACTACTAGAAGAAGACTATAACAACACTGTTACTGAGATTGCAAGGATCAATGGAATACAAAAGGATATTCAAGCTATTCAACACGACATTACAAAGTTGCAATCAGAAATACAGTCAAAGAAAAAGTTTATTGATTACCTACAATCAGAAAACGATTCACTACAATCAGACACAGCAAATGTTGATGCAGAAAAACAAAAACTAAAAGAACTACAAAAACAAAAGACAGAAGCTGAGGACAAGAAGCAGAAGCTGCTTGAGGAGTATGAAATTCTACAGGCAGCTTCTGCTCTCTTGAAGGACGGTGGTATCAAGACTAGAATCCTCCGTCAGTATATGCCTATCATTAATAAACTGATTAACAAGTACTTGGCTGCCATGGACTTCTTTGTTCAGTTTGAGATTGATGAGCAGTTCAATGAAACTATTAAGTCTAGATTCAGAGATGAGTTTAGCTACAATTCATTCTCTGAAGGTGAGAAGATGAGAATTAACTTGGCTGTTCTCTTTACATGGAGAGCTATTGCCAAGATGAGAAATAGTGCTGCCACTAACTTACTTGTTATGGATGAAGTGTTTGATAGTTCTCTTGATAGCAATGGTACTGATGAGTTTTTAAAGATCATTCAGACATTAACTGCTGATACTAATACATTTATCATTAGCCATAAAACAGACCAGCTGTTTGATAAGTTCCATAATGTAATTAAGTTCGAGAAGACAAAAAACTTTTCTAGGATCGTGTGATGAGATTTGTTTTAATAAATATTTCAAAATGTATACCTTCCAATGTAATAGACAGATGGAACGAAGCAGCATTGAAGATTCCAGGCGAAGAATCTCAAACGAGAGGCTACAAACAAGATCAGATTGATAATCACCACATCCATAGCGGCTACACTCAAGCATCAGAACATAGAAGGTCGGAAGTAAGATGGCTAAGACAGGATACTAACTCCGAATTGACAAACGAAATTACATCTAGATTGTTGGAGGTTGTCAACAGAGAAGCTGAAGTTCTTGCATGTGATTATTATCAGCATTTAGCACCAATTCAACACACAACATATTATACTGGGTGTTACTATAAAACACATATCGACTCGTTTGAGGATCCAAACAGATTATATAATAGAAAGATAAGCATTAGTGTTTCACTATCTGATGAGAGTGAGTATACAGGTGGAAAGCTGATTGTTAAGGGCAAGGAAGCTAATATGTCCTCCAAGGGGGACATCTCGATATTTTTATCATACATGCCACATGAAGTTACACCAGTTTTATCTGGTACAAGAAAATCGTTAGTGGCATGGATAAGAGGACCACAGTGGCGTTAAGTGTTGAAAAATATTTCTGAATTGTGTATACTATTGTTATAAATAATGCTAAATTGAGGCTTTCGTAATGCAAAAAGAATATCACTATTCTGAGATCTTCTATTCTATTCAAGGTGAAGGTCGATACACTGGTATACCAACTGCTTGGTTAAGATACTTCCTCTGCAACCTCCAGTGTGATGGCTTTGGCCAGAAAGATCCAACTGACCCATCTACATACAAGCTCCCATATAAAGAAATTAGCGTCGACTTCATTAAGAGAGTCGAAGATCTTCCTGTATGGAAGTATGGTTGCGATTCTTCCTACTCTTGGTCAAAGAAGTTCAAGCATCTGATGCATAAGGGTACACCTGAGTATATTGCCAACCAGATCCTTAACCACATTCGATCAGAACACAATATGGATGCTAGGTTTGACCATCCAGCTGGTCAACCAATCCATATGTGCTTCACTGGTGGTGAGCCTCTAATGAAGCATGCTCAGCAGTGTACTGTTGGTGTACTAGACTATTTCGATTCGATTCAGAATAGTCCTAAGTTTATTACATTCGAGACTAATGCTACACAAGCATTAACTACAGATTTTGTTAACTTTATGACAAACTGGAGAGAGCAAGGTAGAGAGATCTTCATATCTTCTTCGCCTAAGCTTTGGACAACGTCTGGTGAGACAAACAAGGATGCTATCATCCCAGAAGTGCTTGCTGAGTACTCTAGACTCTCTAGAGGTCATGGTCAGATTAAGTATGTTGTTAATGGTAAGAAAGAAACGTGGGACGAGGTGGACCATGTGACAAATGAGTTTAGAAAGGCTGGTGTTAACTTCCCTGTATGGATTATGCCTGTAGGTGCTACTGAGGAAGGTCAGACTGGTGAGCTAGAAGGATACATGAGTGCTGGTACAATTGCTGAGCAAGCCTTCAAGAGAGGGTTCAATGTATCGGCTCGAGTCCATGTGTACTTATGGGGTAATACGATTGGTGTATAAAAGGATAAGAATTTTTAGTGATGAGGAATTAAAATTCATTTTTGATCTCTACAATTTTCAAGAACCTAGATTTTGTGTTAGATATGTTAATCTAGCAAATGTCCATAGAAGAGATGTTCCCCCTTACTTTAAAAACAATTCAGCTTGCTGGAGTAATATAGTTGAGAAACTTGAACAAAATGCAGGTAATGATTTATCTGCAAGATCAATTTATTTTTTAAAATATATACCAAAATCATTTACTTCATTACATGTAGACAATCCATCAACAACACTTAGGACTGCAGTTACCCTTCTAGAAGCATCTGAGGATCTACAAGGGGGTGAAATACTAATACAGAGAAAGGCAGCTGAACAAGATTTTTATAATGCTGATGACCCTATAGGGGGAAACAGCAAAAAAATATTTACGCCAACTAGCATCCAAGACATGATAATTCCAGAAATTGTCAGACAAAAAGTTGGCGAAACAATATTTTACGATCAGAGTTTACTTCATGGTGTGACGCGTGTCGAACGTGGCCACCGCTTAGTTTTAATAACATGGTTTAAACAAAATGAAAACAATCAAATACAAAAAGAAGCAGTTTGATCAAGACATTGATGTGTTAGCTACTAAGATTAAGAAGTCTAAAGTAGACTTCAGTTACATCGTAGCACTATCAAGAGGTGGTCTGATTCCTGGCGTCATTTTGTCTCATAAGCTCGGTCTGAGGCTTGTTCCAATCTCCTGGTCAACAAGAGATGGTGGGGATAAAGAATCCAATTGTTGGATTCCAGAAGATATCAATCTAGGAAACAAAATTCTTGTGGTAGATGACATTGTCGATAGTGGTGAAGCACTAACAACGATGTTTGAGGATTGGAACAGTTCTGTACAGGGCAATCTCAAGATGGAAAATATTTTTGTTGCCACCTTGATTTACAACAAGGATCAGAGTATACTGCCTAAGTTTTACGCAAATAAGATTTCAAGAAAAAAGACTCCAGAATGGTTTGAGTTCTGGTGGGAGGTTTAAGATGGCTAATAAGTTTTATTCTACAAAAAGGATTGGTCCCATTTCAACTGGCCATCGTCAGTGGAGGGATGAGGGTCACTGCAGGTGGGCTCATGGGTATGGTCGCTATGTTAAATTTACCTTCGCATGTACGACGTTAGATGATAAAATGTGGTGTATGGACTTTGGTGATCTAAAATGGGTCAAGAAGTGGTTAGAAGATCAGTGGGACCATAGAATGCTGATTGCATCTGATGATCCATTACTCGATACGTGGAAGCAGTTACACGAGGCCGATGGTATTAATCTTAATATCATGGATGTCACAAAGGGTCACGGACCAGGTATCGAGGCTTCATGTAAGTTTGTGTTTGATAACATCAATCCACAAATTAAGCAGATGACTAATGGCCGCGTTTGGATTGACATGGTAGAGATCTATGAGCATGAGTTTAACTCTGCTTTTTATGTTAACCTCGAGGTGAAATATGGGTATTGATTACTCTAGCAAGATGCCAGATCTTGTATTTAATTATGATGATAAGTTCTATTGTGAGGAGTTACCGGACCCCCAAGTTAATCCAGTTCTACCTGGTGCAAGAGTACCTCTTAGGAAGGTAGGTATTGCTCCAGTTGACCTTCCTATCATGGTCAAG